ACTGGAACATATACAAAAGTTACAGTAGATGCTAAGGGTAGAATTACAAATGCTTCTAATCCCACAACCCTTGCTGAGTATGGTCTGAATACTGGTATTGAAGGAACTGGTGCTCAACCATATGATAATGACTTAAATGCTATTGCTGGACTCACAACCACTGGTTTAATTTCTAGAACAGCTGGTGGTGCAATGTCTACCAGAACTATTACTGGTACGGCGACAAGAATTTCTATTAATGATGGTGGTGGTATCAATGGCAACCCCACAATCGATATGATTACAACTGCTGTTCAAGCAGGTAATTATAATACTGAATCACTTACATCTGTATCTGGTGCAGGTAGTAACAGCGAACCTTTTGGCACTGAAACTGTAAACGCTACGAAATTTACAGTTGATGCTTATGGTAGATTAACCAGTGCAACAAATGTACCTATTGCTACCGCTACTGAGGGTAGTAAGTATCCTAACTATGATGCAGGGACTGCTTACTCTAGATATGCAATCATTCAGAATGCATCAAAAGTATACCAAGCAATTGCGGACATTAGTGCTGGTGCTGGTGCTCCTACTCATTCCAGTGGTGATACTGGATCATGGCGTTACCTCGCGGCTGAAGCAACGGAACAGAAGGGACTGGCTTCATTTGCACAGGAAGATTTCGATGTTGACAGCAACGGGCACGTCACCATCGCTGCATTAGGCGTAGATAATACACAATTACAAAATAATAGAGTTTCTTTTGCTGATGGAAATACAAAAGAAGACTTTGAACTTGATCAAGAACTAACTGCAACTACTGGTTACAGAGGTTTTAACTATCTTAATTATGTTAAAGTTAATGATACTAGTGGCAACTTACTGTTTGGCGCTAATAATACAGGGGACAGTGGCGCTGGTGAGATTGATGTCAATGTCCGTTCCTATTTTTCTGATCCTGATATTACTCTTGATGGAGCAGTTGCTCAGACACTGGATAAGACTGGGGATGGCAACCTTACCTTCCAGTTAACTCAGAATACCGCTAATAATAGAAACCTTAGTATTCTGACAACAAATGCTGGTTCGGGAACTAGCAACATTATCGTCACTGCTGAAGATACTGTTCAGATTAGTGCATCTGATGCTGCAGGTAAAGTCCATGTAGAAAATGCAAGATTCCAAGCAAACTACATTGGATCAACTGATGCGACATTGAATCTTGATCCTGGCGATGATCGTGCAGTCACTGGTCTGGTTCGTGTTTGGGGTGACCTCCAAGTTGATGGTGTAACAACAACTGTAAACAGCACAACCTTACAGGTTGATGATGTCATCATGACTCTGGGTGGTGATACCGCTCCTGCTTCTGACGATAACAAGGATCGTGGTGTTGAGTTTAGATATTATGATTCTCAAGCACGCTTAGGTTTCTATGGTTGGGACACTAACTATACTGATCTGGCTGGTCATGAAGGTGGTTTTACTTTCCTTCATGCTGCTACAAATACTTCCGAAGTCTTTACTGGCACTGCTTCTGGTATTACTGCTGGTAACCTTAAGTTAACAACTAACACTAACTCTACTTCTAACACGACTGGTGACCTTGTAGTTGCTGGTGGTGTTGGTATTGGTGACGATGTTAATATCGGTGGTCTATTGGATGTCGATGGCACATTCCGTGCTAATAGTACATCACGTTTTGATGATACGATGGTGCTGCAAGCAGCATCTAAGTCGCTTCAAATCAAGAATGGTAGTGGAACTACAAAGATTGAACTTCATACCACTACAGGTAATGTGGAAGTTGGTGGTATCTTAACTAATACTGGTGCTATTGATGCTAACAGCACATTAAATGTTGCATCTACAGTTCGTTTTGAGGATACTGACGAACCCACTGTTGCACAAAATGGTAGCACTGGTCTTTATGACATTCAATCAAATGACTATGGTTCGTTTAGATTTGATGGTGGTGGATATGTTGAAGGTGATACAGTATTCAATAGTGATGTTTATATTAACGGTGACCTTAACCAAAAAGATAGTGCTACTGAACAATTCGGTAACAGAAACTATTTGAACGTTAGATATAAATTACGTTCTGGTTCTAGTGTTGCATATAACCCAAGTTATGCTACACACAACACATCCAACTTAAAGATTTTTGGTGGTGCAGGTATTGCTCAAAACTTACATGTTGGTGCTACAGGATCTGGTGAAGGTTTATTCGTTGGTAAGAAAAATTCTGGAGACACAGTTAAGTTTAGTGTCCTAGGTGCATCTGGTAATACTGTAATTGAAGGAACATTAAATGTTAATGGCACTGTCGATATTGATGCAGACTTTGCTGTTAGAAACGGCACAACTGATAAGTTCTTCATTGATAATGTAACTGGTAACACCAACATTGAAGGCACTCTGACCGCTGATGGTCACACTGAATTAAATTCTACCCTTAATGTTGATAACAATACAACACTGGGTGCTCAACTTACAGTAACTGGTAACTCTGAGTTTAACGGAACTGTTGATGTCGATGCAGACTTTGCAGTCAGAAGTGGCACTACTGATAAGTTCACTGTCGATAATGTAACTGGTAACACCGTTACTGCTGGCACCTTGACTGTTGAAGGTGAAACTAATATTAACGACACTTTGAATGTTTCTGCAAACGGAGAATTCTTCAAAGTCAGAAATGGTAGTAATGCCAATAAGTTTACTGTTGATACTGACAACGGTAACACTGAAATTATGGGAACCTTGGAGGTTGATGGTGAAACCAGAATCAATGATACTCTGAGAATTCGTGCTAATAATGAATCATTCGTTATTGAAAACAATAGTGGAGTAGACAAGTTTACAGTTGATTCTGATAATGGTAATACAAACATTATCGGTACAGTAACAGTTGGTGACGCAACTCAGATTAATGATACTTTGGGTGTATCTGGCGTCACAAGTATTACAGCAAACTCACAACAAACTCTGACTGGTAACTATGGTGCAGATGGTGCATTCCGTCTCACTGGTGGTGCTGGTATTCAAAAGAATCTTGCAGTTGGTGGTGATGCTAGAATCTATGGTGCTACTGAACTCACAGGTGCTCTGGATCTGAATAGCAACGCCAATATCTCAGGAACACTCACTCAAGGTGGAGTTTCTACATTCCATAGTAATGTTAGTGTTACTGCAGGTAATGGTGGTGCTACTAAGTTCTCCGTAGCTTCTGCTTCAGGTAATACTGATCTTCGCGGCACTTTGGATGTTGGTGGTGATGTAACTGCTGAATCCAATCTTACTGTTACAGGTAATCTTACGGTCAATGGAACAACAACTACTGTCAATTCTACGGTCACAACTATCGATGACCCTATTATTACTGTGGGTGGTGACACAGCACCCGCGTCTAACGACGGTAAGGATCGTGGTGTTGAGTTCCGTTATTACGACGGCTCTGCGAAAATTGGTTTCTTTGGATTCGACAGATCCGCCCAACAATTCGCATTCCTGACAAGTGCATCCAACTCCTCTGAAGTTCTTACTGGTACAGATGGTGCTCTTCGTGCTGGTTCTCTTAATCTTACTGGGTCTGGCACATCTCTTGATGTTGATTCCAATGCCAACATTGATGGCACCCTGACTGTAGATGGTCAAATTATTTCTCAGGTTTCTTCTGGTCCTGCTCTGGTTATCCCTAACACGACTAAGATCAACAATCTAAATGCTGACCTTCTGGACAGCATGACAACTGCAAGTGCAAACACTGCGTCTACAGTTGTTAATCGTGACTCCTCTGGTAACTTCGCTGCTGGAACTATCACTGCTGCTCTGACAGGTAACGCTTCTACAGCAACAACTCTGCAGACTGCAAGAGACATCATTCTTGAGGGTGTTGTTACTGGCACAGTATCCTTCGATGGATCTGCTAATGCAAGTATTGCAACAACATTTAGTGATAGCGATATTACTGCTCTTGCTGCTCAGACTGGCACTGGTTTGGTTACTAGAACTGCAACGGGCACCTACGCGCAGCGCACATTATCAGTCACCGCATCTTCAGGTATCACGCTAACCAATGCTGACGGTGTTGGTGGTAATCCTACGATTAACGTCGCTTCCACATCCAATAACTCGGCAAACAACCTTGTTCTTCGTGACGCATCTGGTAACTTTGCTGCTAATGTAATTACTGCATCACTGACTGGTAACGTGACTGGTAATGTCACTGGTAACGTATCAGGCAATGTCACTGGTAATGTAACTGGTACAGTTTCTGATATCAGTAATCATGATACAGACGATTTGTCTGAAGGAAGCACAAACGTTTACTTCACTAATGCTCGTGCTGATGCGAGAGCAGATTTGAAAGTTGCAGCAGCAACTGGTGCAAATCTTAATCTTGCTAGCAAGTCTACTTCTGATTTGTCGGAAGGAACTAATCAGTATTACACAGAGGCAAGAGTTCAGGCAAAACTGGACAATGCATTTGCTCAACTTCAGGCAATGCTTAACAATCTTGCAACTTCTACCACCTTGACCTTAGGTCTCTCTGGAGATCCTACACCTGGTGCTGGTGTTGTTGCAGTTGTTACTAATGGTGGCGGCGGTGGATTTACTGCTGCAACTGGTGTTTCTACCTCTGGTGGAACTGGTTCCGCTCTAACTGTCAATACAACTGTTAGCAACGGTATTATCACTGCAGCAGCAATTAATGCTGGTGGATCTGATTACACACTGAGTGATACTCTCACTATCACCAACCCTAACGCTGGTCAGGTATTGACTTTCAATAATGCTTCACTGGTAGGTGGAACAGGATACACCACAGGAACTGCTAGAGCAACAACAGGTGGTTCTGGTTCTGCCTCTCTGGTAGTTGATGTTGTAGCTTCTGGTGGTGCCATTATTAATGTCACTATCAATGATGGTGGCACTGGATATGTTGCTGGTGAAACAATCACTATTGTTCAAACAGGTGCTGCAGGCGGAACGATCGATGTTGCGACCGTTGCTACTAATGCAACTCTGCAACTGACTGACGTTACTACAATGGAAGTCGGTGCAACTGTCACAGGCGCAACCAGTGGCACTCAAGGCGTTATTACTGCTTTGGGAAGTAATCAGATCACCGTTGATAATGTTGACGGATTCTTCAAAGTTGGAGAAGTCGTCAGTGCAAATGATGTCACTACTCTCACTATCACCACATTCTCCTGATAACTCATGTCAGCAACTAGACCCGCAACTAAAACCGAACTAAGAGATTATGCTCTTCGTCGTTTGGGATATCCCACGATTGACATCAACGTTGCTACTGAGCAACTAGATGACTTGATTGAAGAGGCTATTGATTACTATCAAGAGTACCATTACAATGGTAGTTACAATTCGTTTATCAAGATCGAAGTAACTGATGCTATCAAAACTGCTGGTAAAGGTAGTTCTCAACTGGCATCAACTAACTGGTATGAAAATAATAACTATGTCTCACTTCCACCTGGAGTGATGTCAGTTAATAGAGTGTTTAGTCAGATTGGTGCATCTAGTGTTGTTCCTGGTAATATTTTTAATATCAAGTATCAAATTTTCTTGAATGATATCTATGCAATGACGCATGGACAAATTCTACATTATTATATGACATCTCAATACCTTGAGACACTTGATTGGGTAACTAATAATAACAATAGTCGTAGAATCAAATTTAATGAGCATCAGGCTAGACTTTACTTAGACATGGATTTTGATGAATTACAGTCTGGTGATTATATCTTAGTTGAAGTACTGATGCGTCAAGATCCCGAAACTTATACAGCGATGTATAATGATAACTGGTTGAAGGATTATGTTGAGGCATTATTCCAACAGCAATGGGGTCGTAACCTAAGTAAATATGATGGCATTCAAATGCTAGGTGGTGTTACTCTCAATGGTCGTCAGATTCTTGAAGACGCAAGTCAATTTAAGAAAGACCTTGAAGATCAAGTTCGTAACACATACGAAATTCCTCCTATGGATCTGGTAGGCTAATATGGCATTTTCTAATACTCCCGCACAAGACTACGTTCAGAGTAATCACTCTCATGCATCTAGATTGAAAGCAAATGGTTCTGCTCAAGAACAGAAATTTTTAGAGAATCTGGTTGTAGAAAGCATTGAAATATATGGGCAGGACATTTATTACCTACCTAGAACTTATGTAAATCGAGATACTATTTTCCAAGAAGTTGAGAATAGTAGATTTACACAAGCATTGCAAGTTAGAGCGTATGTCAATAATGTAGAGGGATGGGAAGGTCAAGGAGAACTGCTTAGTAAATTTGGTGTTCGTATTGAAGATAAAACTACTTTTATTTTCTCTCGTGAAAAATTCACTGAGAAGGTAGATGATAATGCTACATTAAATGTAGAAGGTCGTCCTAATGAAGGTGATTTAATTTGGTTCCCTGTTACAAAACACCTTTTTGAAATCAAGTTTGTAGAAGCAGAGAGACCTTTCTATCAACTTGGTAAAGGATTTGTTTGGGAATGTCAATGCGAACTCTTTGAATACTCAGACGAAGCACTCGATACTGGTGTTACAGAGATTGATGCTATTGAAACCACCTTCGCTAACGCTGTTACTGTCAACTTCGCTATTGGTGGAACAGGTGACTTTACTGTTGGTGAAATTGTTGCTGGTGGTACATCTAATGTAACTGCGGAAGTTAAGTCTTGGGATTCCTCAAACAGACAACTACAAGTTTATAATAGATCTGGTATTTTCACTATTCCTGAAACTGTTACTGGTCAAACTTCCAGTGCTGCTTGGACGACTGCATCATACAATACACTAAATAATGTCAATACTAATGATACTATCGATCAGAACTTCTCCTTTGAAACTGCTGATGACGATATTATAGATTTCTCTGAAGGTAATCCCTTCGGTTCAATTGGTTCCACTACTGACACTACAATCTGATGTTAGGCACATATTCATATCACGAAATTTTTAGGAAGACTGTCGTTGCATTCGGCACCCTATTTAATAATATTGAACTTCGTCGTTCTACAGAAACAATGAAGGTGCCTTTGGCGTATGGACCAAAGCAAAAGTTTTTAGCACGTTTGGATCAAAATCCAGATCCTACAAACAAAAGAGTGCAGATTACATTGCCAAGAATCTCTTTTGAGATCAATGGCATCTCTTATGACAGCACAAGAAAAGTATCTCCCACTCAAAAGATACGAGTCGCAAAAGATACAGATGAGAATCGCAATGTTTTCATGCCTGTTCCGTATAATCTATCCTTTGAATTAGCGATCATTTCAAAGAATCAGGAGGATGGATTACAGATTCTCGAACAAATTCTCCCAAACTTTCAACCTCATTATAATCTGCCAATTAAATTGTTGCCAGACATGAATGAGACTAAGGATGTTCCTGTAGTTTTGAGTAGTGTTGAATATGAAGATACTTACGAGGGCGATTTTGCATCTCGAAGAGCAATTATTTACACTTTACAGTTTACTGTAAAGACATACCTCTACGGTCCTGTTACAGACAAGAAGGTTATCAAGAAGGCAATTACCGATATCTATACAGATACAGATACAACAAACGCACCAAGACAGGTTCGTTATATTGTACAACCAGATCCTCTTACAGCAGATGCTGATGATGATTTCGGATTCGGTATTACAGATACAGACTTTACTGATAACAAGAAACGAAACCCTGTAAGCGGACAAGACGAGGCAATTTGATATGGCAAATCCATTTGAAGGACTCAATGATGCTTTTGGAACTGAACCAACAGAACTTCAGAAGCATGTTGAGAAAGTAAAACCTACCTTGAAAAAAACAGAGACCGAGGATGTCAAACAAGACTATGAGACAACTCGTGCTCAGTTACACAATCTAGTAATGAAAGGACAGGAAGCAGTAGATGGCATACTTGATGTGGCACGAGCGTCAGATCATCCTCGCGCTTATGAGGTTGCAGGTCAACTTATTAAGAATGTAGCAGACACTGCTGATAAATTGATTGATTTACAAAAGAAAATGAAGGAGTTAGATGCCGATGAGAAAAAGTCAGGGCCGTCTACTGTTAATAACACGATGTTTATTGGCAGTACTGCAGACCTCCAAAAAATGTTAAAGAAACAAAAGGAGATAAATAATACAGACTCGAATTAACACGACATGACAGTATTAAATGTTTTAAGCACCAATGCAATCGCTGCTGACGCTACCGAGTATCAAGTTGTTCAGACTGGATACTATCGTGTAGTTGCAACTGCAGGTGATGCAACAGTTTCATTCAATGGTGGTCCCGCAATCACCTTGATTCAAGATCAGGCACTTCTGCTCAAGGGCGGCAAACCTGGTGCAGCAAGAATTGTCAAGGCAGTAGATGACTCCACTGCAGACTATCAACTTGGCACAAATCTCGGTGAAATTAGTAATACTCATCCATTCTCTGTAGGAGATTTTATTGCTGTAGAAGATGCTAGCACCTCGCCTGCTATCGATTCCAACTTCCTTTCTGCTGGCACCGCTGGCAAGAAAGTCACTGCTGCAACAGGAAACACAATCAGCACTGATATCGATTCATCTTCTGCATCTGCTGATTACACCTATGCTTACAGCGGACCTCAAGCAATCGTCAAACGTTGCGTGAAAGTTGCTGTTACTGGTAGTGCAATTGTTCTTGAAGAAGTACAAGTTGTAGGCGGTTGATATGGCTGAAGGTTTTAAGTCTGATATTCCACCTGCAATCAATTCTACCGCTAAGAAATACATTAGAGGTATGATGAAGGGTAAGTCACGATGGGCTAAGTTATATGGCAATCGTGACAAGGAAGTCATGCATAAGACCGCAAATAAGATGGCAATGGGAGAAATGTCAAAAATGCCACCTACATATAGTGATGTGTTTGGTGGCATTAGTGAAAAAGCAGTCTCCAAAAAACAACAAAGATTCTTCGGGATGGTTAGGGCGGCTCAGAAAGGGGAAATGGAAAATCCCTCGCCTGAGGTTGCCAAAGTTGCTGCCTCCGCCAGCATGTCCGACGTAAAGAAATTTGCTAAAACCAAACACAAAGGATTACCGATGAAGAAGAAAGTTGAAGAAGCAAACAAAAGTGGTGATAATTCTCTGCGTGACTGGTTTGGCAAGAGTAAGTCTTCTGATGGCAAGCCTGGTTGGGTTCAACTCGGTGGTAAATATGCAGGAAAACCCTGTGCCAGACAACCAGGACAAACAACTAAACCCAAGTGTGGGTCTAGTAAGATGAAAAGAAACCTAAATAAGGATGAAGAGGAAGCAGCATTCCGTCGCAAGAATGCCAAAGATCCTAATCCCGATCGTAAAGGTAAGGCAATTAACGTGAAAACAGAAGATCTCGACCTCGAAAAAATGTCCAAGGAATTGGCTGGTGCATCTAAAATGCATAAGGGTCAATCCGAACGCATTAAAAAGCATTTGAAAAAAATGAAAGAAGCAACATATCCTTCTGATTTTAAAAATCCTGATGGTTCAAAGAGAGCTGTCGCTAAGAAAAAAGGTATTAGACCAAACGCTCAAGGCGATTATGGTAAGAAAGATCTTAATGAGCGTGGTGACTTCTGGCATCCCGATCCAGACAAAGATCGTAAGTTAGGTGGTCCTGGTGCTAACCAGCGTGCTCGTGAAGATCGTGCTGCTGCATCTAAACCTAAGTCTGATCCTAAGAAACTTCGTCCTGGTGAGTCCTATATGGATTATGCTAAGCGTATGAAGAATCGTAGAGAAGAGGTTGAGATCGAAGAGCGTTACAAGGGCAAGCACGGTCAGACCGATAAACAGTATGCTGACTCCCGCTCCCAAGGTGGCAAGATGATTTCTGGTGATTCCAAGATGAGTGGTGCTGAATACACCCATGGTCGCAGAGTCAAGGCAGCAAATCCTGGTATGCAACCTGATGTAGGTGGCAAGACCAAACCCAAGTCCCAAGGTAAAATGGACAAGGGCACCAAAGCAGACCTGATGTATCGCAAGGCAAACCTCAAAAAAGAAGAGGTTGAAGTACAAGAGGGCGTTGGTGATATGGTGATCAAAGCCATTGATAAAACCAAACCTCCATATCTTAGTAAGCGTTCTCAGTTGGTTCGTAATATTAAAATGAAGCAACTTAAGAGTTACCTTGCTAAGCAAGATAAGAAAAAGAAAGAGCGTGTCACTAATGTTGGCATGGGTGAATCAGTTGAGTGGTTGACTGAAGAGCAATTTGATGAGGCAGCAGGCGAGAAAGATGCTTGCTATCATAAGGTCAAGTCACGTTATTCTGTTTGGCCAAGTGCATATGCATCTGGTGCATTAGTCAAGTGCCGTAAGGTTGGTGCTAAGAACTGGGGCAATAAAACCAAAAAAGAGTCCGTTTCATATACCGAGTTCCAAGAAAAGTGTTGGAAAGGTTATGAGAAAAAAGGTATGAAGACTATGTTTGGAAAGAGATATCCAAACTGTGTCAAGAAAGAAGAACTTGAACAGGTTGATGAGAAAGAAAAAGCATGTTGGGATACTCACAAAAAGGTGGGTATGAAAATGAAAGGTGGTAAGTTGGTAAATGATTGTCGTCCTAAAAACGAAGAGGTAACCAATGAAGGAGCAGCCTGGACAAAAAAGTCGGGTAAGTCCGAGTCAGGCGGACTTAACGAAAAAGGACGAAAGTCTTACGAGAGAGAAAATCCTGGATCTGACCTTAAAGCACCTTCAAAAAAGGTTGGAAATCCCAGACGGGCATCCTTCTGCGCTAGAATGAAGGGAATGAAAAAGAAATTAACATCTTCAAAAACCGCTAGGGATCCCGATTCTAGGATCAATAAGTCCTTGAGAGCATGGAATTGCTGATCACTTGACAAAGTGCATCAATGTGTTACAATAAATAGGTAAAACCATACTATAAGGATACTGCATTTTATGACTGATCCAAAAGAAGTCTCCTCTTTTTCCATGGAAAGGAAAGAGTGCGAGAAGTGTGGGGCCGTTTGGTTGAACGGTCAGCATATGTGGACAGGAACTGGTCAGAAAGGTAACGAAATAGATCTGGCAGGACTCGTTTGCAACAATATTACAAAAGAAGATCCAGATTATACCAAGTGCATTAATCCCTGTCGTGGACAGGTAGGTGGACAGACTTGGGAGTACAGGAGAGGGTATGTAGATGGTCAACTTGACGCTGCTCTCAAAAAGTCAAAAAACCCTGACAATTCATTTTAAACTTTAAACTTCATCGAGTAAATAGCATTAGATGCTATAACTTAATGAAGTTTTTTTTCGCGCTACTAGCTACACTCTTTTTTGCTGCTCCAGCATGGGCAGTTGATGTTCAAATGGGATCAGGTGGAAACCTAGTTTTTGAACCATCAGAGATCACTATTGCTGCTGGCGAGTCAGTTCATTTCGTAAACAATATGCTTCCTCCACATAATGTAATTGTTGAGGATCATCCAGAGTTAGGTCACGAAGCCCTAGCAATGATGCCTGGTGAAGAGTTTGATGTTGCATTCCCAGAAGCAGGTGACTATACTTATTGGTGTGGTCCTCACAAAGGAGCAGGTATGATTGGTACAGTTCACGTCGAATGAACTCAAATCAAAAGAGGGAATTCTATAAGTCCCTCAGAGAGAGAATCCAACAACTAAGGATGCAACATCTCTTTGAGGAACCCTGTCCCCTTTATGAACCAGAGTGGGAAGAAGACCACTATTGGGACTGTCGATTAACTTACGACTATGAAGAAGATGAAGAAACTCAATGAGGTTGTTCTAAACATCACGGTTGCTATACTCGACTTTCTTTATAAAGGTCGGGATTACCAGAGGTTTTGGGTGCTTGAGGAAATCGCTCGGGCACCCTATTTTGCGTTTTTAAGTGTGTTACACTTTCGCGAAAGCATGGGACTTCGTGGTCCTGAGCACCTATATTTGATGAAAGAACACTTCGATCAATCGATCAATGAAACAGAACATCTTGAATATATGGAAAGCAGGGGCGGTAATGCTTATTTTATCGATCGCTTTGTCGCCAAGCACCTCGTCCTTATCTATTATTGGGTCAATGTGGTTTATTACGGGGTGGCTCCTAAGTCTGCATACCACTTGTCTTACGAGGTAGAAATTCATGCTGCAGAAACTTATGCTAAGTATCTTGCAGTAAATGGACCTGATGAAAAAATCTTGGAAATTCTCAACGATGAACTCACTCATTCAAGAGAGCTACATAATGCAATGGAGATGATCAAATGAAAATGCGATTTCCCCATGACGATGAACCTGAAGATCCAACAGCGAATGATTGCAATTACAATTTCCCACAAATGTTATTTGCTTTCTTGCTTGGATTCACAACTATGTTTGTCTTATTTGTAGATGAACTACAAGATTTTAAAGGATGCCCACTTCCACAATACTTTCAAAAGGAGTTAAATGACTAAGAAATTTTTCCCAGATTTTACTAAACAAGAATATGATCGAATCATAGAATCTGTGGAACGTCGTCAACACAATTATGTCTGTGGCGACAAAATGTACAATGAACTCGGCGGTATTGCCGCCGAACTAAAACGCCGCCAGCAGGCAGCACGTCCATTCGCATGTTGAATTATGAAAGTAGGAATGATTGGATTGGGTCGTATGGGCGAGGGTATGTCTCGTCGTATGATCAAAGCAGGAATTGAAGTTCATGGTTATCGCAACAATGTTAAAAAAGCTGAGGAACAATATGAGAAGGGTTATATCAGTGGATATACCACTTCTCTGGAAAGCCTTGTTCAAGTAGTACACAATCAAGATGGAATGATCGGTAAGGCACCTGGTGTCTTTATGATGGTTGTTCCAGCAGAAACAGTAGAGGATACACTTAATGAGTTACTACAGTTTTGTGGTGAAGGAGATATTATTATTGATCACGGCAATAGTAATTTTAAGGACAGTAGGAGACGGGCAGAACGTCTTGCAAAACTGGGCATGTCGTATATTGACTGTGGCACTAGTGGCGGTGTTTACGGTCTGGACCGTGGATACTGTCTTATGGTTGGTGGTGCAAATTTTGCAGTATCCGCCTGCGCTCCAATCTTTAGGGCATTGGCACCAGGTATCGGAAGTGCTGCCAGAACTAACCCTCTAGATTATGAAACTAGTGCTGAGCACGGTTGGTTGCATTGTGGACCACCAGGTGCAGGTCACTTTGTAAAGATGGTCCATAACGGAGTTGAATATGGAATCATGCAAGCATACGCAGAAGGATTTAATATCCTGCATGAAGCTAATGCTGGGGCAGCTTACGTTAAAGCGGGCGATGCTGAGGTTGCTCCGATGGAGAATCCAGAAGATTATTGCTACGATATTGACTGTGCTGAGGTGGCTGAGTTGTGGCGTCGTGGTAGCGTGGTCGGCAGTTGGTTACTGGATCTTACTGCGGATGTATTACGGGGCAATACTGAGCTTAATAAGTTCGATGGAGGAGTTTCCGATAGCGGTGAGGGTCGCTGGACTGTTCATGCCGCTGTCGATTTGGGTGTACCCACTCCTGTCATTTCTACGGCGTTGTTTGAGCGTTTTGAATCTCGTCGTTTGGGCGCTTTCGCGTTCAAAGTTCTCAATGGAATGAGGTATATGTTCGGGGGACACAATGTTAGGTGAAGCACTCAAATGGATTGCAATACCATTTGTATTGGCCACGATACATTTCGGGTTACGAAAAGGTGAAAATGATTACTACGACTCAGACGACTACAATGGAAATGGAACCGCTCACTAGACGGATTGTTATCTTCGGTGCTACTGGAGATCTATGTAAGAAGAAACTTATTCCAGCACTCTATGAGTTATGGAAAAAGAAACTTCTTCCAAAAGATATTTTGATTGTGGGGGCATCTCGTAGAGATCTTCCCAAGGAAGTTTGGTTGAATAAACTTGGAGATTATCCAGAAGAGTTTTGTCATTGGTTAGATTTTGTTTCTTGTGATCTGGACTGTCAAGAAAGTCTAATGAAACTTCATGATGACAGTGCAGATACAACCTATTTCTTATCTGTTCCACCAGAGAGGTATGAGAATGCAATCATCAATCTTAAAGAAGCTGGATTCTTGGATGACCCAGAACACTCCAGAGTGGTTATCGAAAAACCCTTTGGACACGATTATAAATCTGCTGATCATCTATCTTCTGTGGTGGGGAGACATTTACGCGAAAAACAAGTCTATCGCATTGATCATTATCTCGGTAAAGATACTGTCAATAATATACTTGCTACTCGGTTTAGTAATATTCTTCTGGAACCACTTTGGAACAGGAACTACATAGATGAAATACAAATTTATGCGACCGAAACAATTGGATGTGAAGGTCGATCTCAATATTATGATACTGCTGGTGCAGTTAGAGACATGCTTCAAAATCATGTCCTACAAGTATTGTCATTGATAGCAATGGAACCTCCTTGCAAAATGGATGCAAAGGAGATTAGACGTGAGAAAACAAAGGTTCTTGCTGCTACTCGTTTAGGAACTGACATTATCCTTGGACAATATGAATCATATAGATCTGAAGAAGGCGTTGATCCTCGGAGTCACACTCCTACCTTCGTTGCTGGTACTTTATACTGTGATAACTGGCGTTGGAAGGGAGTTCCTTTTCGCGTCATGACAGGAAAGAAACTACCATATCAATGTGTGGAGGTAGTCATCAAACTAAAAGAACCACCATTAAAACTCTATGATGGAGAAGTTAATGATCGTATTGTTATGCGGTTACAACCAAATCCCCATTTAGATATTCGTATGGATATCAAATCTCCTGGATTAAATGATGATCTTGAACGTGCAACACTCACTCACCCATATCCTCAAGATAGAGCAATTGATGGATATGAAAAACTTCTTTATGACGCACTTCATGGAGACCAGTCCCACTTTGTTCACTCTGAAGAAGTTATGGAATCATGGAGAATCGTTGATGATCTTCTCTGTACTGGTGACAAGTGTCCCATTCGCACTGCTCCTTATGTCTATACTGGTGGATGGGGACCACAACATAAAGTAGACTTTATCACTAAGTGGGATTATCCAGCATGAGCGTATTGTTTGTATTTGCTTTCATTCTGTTGCTTATTTCTGCAATGGAACTAACATGGCCTATACGTTATAGAAAATAAATGTCACATGTGCAATTATTTGTTCGGCATGTCATGCAAACTCCATGGTGTCTAGGCGTCATGGGATTTTTTCTCGTATTTGTTCCCATTCTAGGAATGTGGTCAGTCCACAAATTTGGATGGGAACACTGGGAACCCTTCACTAAGAAACACAAATGAACAATTTATTTAAAAGATCGGAACCTCCCGATTATATAACTAAAGAGGAAGTCAAAACAATGATCGATGATGCCATACGACAACATAATCGTAATGCTTCAATTATCAGTTTTTGTGTTGGTTGGGTTGTTCTCGCACTTTTTGCTGAGGGTCTTCTTCGACTTATTGGAGTTATAGAACCACTCTTCCCATGGCTCAAAATAACACTCTAGAACTGATTGGAACAGTATTACTATTTCTTTTTGGCGTGACTATGATTTGTCAAGGTCACGCTATTTTTCATGGAAAGTATGGATATAAACATACAGAGCGTGAAAAGAAGAAAATGACAGATGCTCGCAGACAGGTAGAACAACTATTCCAAGATAAATAATAGTGTCGCTTCGGACACCAAATGTACCGAGAACCCCACCTTCAACACAAGTCCGACGAATGTGCAAACCTTTGGAGGGAGTGGTTACACTTGTGGCGAAAAAAGCGTTGGGTGCGCCAGATGCTAGAAGAGCCTGGTGCAAGTGTTGTGATGAGTTCAGTATAATGTGTCATCACGAGGCAAAGACGAATCCTAGATATAAAGACATGAAGTCTTATTGGAATGAACCTCCTCCTCCGACCCCTTGAAGATATAAATGACCCCGTATGGAGTGTGATCATCTCGATCATTATTCTCCTGATCGGGGTCTTTTGGGTTGTGCGCTATATACTAGGTATAGATGAACGAGAGGCACAACAGCATGGGAGCAATGACACCCCCGAACAGAAAGAGTTGTTACAACTTCCGAGTAGTGGAGATCAATCGTGTTCTTGACGGCGATACTATTGATGTCACCATTGATCTTGGGTTTGACTTATACAAGAAAGAAAGAGTTAGAGTTGCAGGAGTTGATACGCCAGAGAAAAGAACGAGAGACTTGGAGGAAAAGGAGTTAGGAATTGAAGCAACAAACTGGCTCAAGGAGAAACTGGAAGGGGCGGTGG